GGTGTTGGTATCAGTTCTAATAAGAATTTAAGTAAATACTTATACAAAACACTTACTCCTGGTAACTATGAAGAGATAAGAGATACCTATGAGAAGATATATAAGAATTATAGTAAAAATCAAATGATGTTTGCTTGTTTTACTCTTGAAGTACCAGATTCGATTGAAGGTATTTTTGACAGTGTAAAAAATGCTGCTATTATTTCTAAATATGGTGGTGGAGTAGGGGCTAATTTTGGTCATTTACGTGAAAAAGGAGCTTTAATCGCTGGTGGATGTGGTGGACAAGCATCTGGTCCAATATCTTTTATGCAGAATTGGAATACAATGGGTTCAACTGTAGTCCAAGGTGGTAAAAGACGTGCTGCTTTAATGGGAATGCTTAATATTCATCACCCAGATATTGAAGAGTTTATTTCGTGTAAAGAAGTAGATGGTAGTTTAAGTTATTTTAATATATCTGTAGCTATAGATGATAAATTTATGCAGGCAGTGAAGAATGATGATGTATATGATCTTAAATCACCTACCAATGGGCGTATTGTAAAGACAGTCAAAGCTAGAGATTTATGGAATAAGATATGTACTAATGCTCATAAAAATGGTGATCCAGGTTTATTTTTTATCGATATAGTAAACAGAGATAATCTATTAAAGAGCGATGAGAAATATTATATTGAGACTACAAATCCTTGTCTAACTGGTGACACTCTAGTAGCTGTAGCTGATGGTAGGAATGCTGTGTCATTCAAGCAATTAGCTGAAGAAAATAAAGATGTTCCCATATATTGCTTAGATAGAGATGGTAATATTACTATTAAAATGATGAGACATCCGAGGATAACTGGTTATGATAAAGATGTCTATGAGATTAAACTATCAGATGGTTCTACAATAAAGGCTACTAGTAACCATAAGTTTAAATTAAAAGACAGCAGTTATAAAGAAGTTTCACAATTACAAGTTGGTGATTATCTATGGGTAGGTAGTAAAAAGAAAGATATTAGAAAAAAAATTGATATTGAAAAATCTAATGATGAATTTAATAGATGTATATATATTGATTTATTTGAAGAGTTAGAAAGATGCCAAAATTCTACTGATTTAAAATGTTTTATTAATGTAGATGCTATCTATGTAGAGAAACATTGTGAAGTTTGTGGAAGAAAATTTTCTGTTCCATTTGATAATAGAGAAATTTCTGTATGCTCTATTGATTGCGGTCAAGTTCTTGAGAATGCTAAAGGCAATTTAATTGGATCTGATAGTCTATTCCAATATTATGGTAGCATGATTGTGGATATAAGTTACATCGGTAAAGAAACGGTTTATAATGGTACTGTTGATCAATACCATAATATATGTACGGTATTACCAACTAGTACTGATTTAGAATTATACTTTATTAATAGTTTGCAATGCGGAGAGCAACCATTACCTAATGATTCTAGCTGCAATTTAGGTTCAATCAATCTTGCTGAATTTGTTACTGATGATGGTACATTTAATTATAAAGAATTTAAAGATCAAATTTTAAGATCAATATATTACTTAGATTTAGTTATTGATGTTACTAATTATCCGTTGAAAAAAATAGAGAAGAATACTAAAGATATTCGTCCTGTTGGTTTAGGTATTATGGGATTAGCAGATACGTGTATTATGCTAGGTATTAAATATGGTTCTAAAGAGTTTGAAGATTTTACATTGAATATAGCAAAAATTCTAGCAGAATATTCATTAATAGCTACAGCTGCTATAGCCACGATGAAGGGACCATATCCTCATTTTGATGATGAAAAAGGTGAAAGAAATTATTTAACTAGGATAATAAAAGATTATGATATAACAACCGATAATATTAAATATATAGTAGAGAGTGTCATTCCAAATTCAGATTTACCGACATCATTTAAAAATGCTCTTATTAATATATATAATGATCAAGATTATATTATTAATGAACAATTCGTTATAGAATTATTTAAATCGATATTTAGTGTTGAAAAGGGCAATAATGGTTTGAGAAACTCAAGGAGATTGTCGATTGCTCCAACTGGAACTATATCATTATTACTAAATACAAGTTCTGGAATTGAACCAAATTTTTCATATACATGGACAAGAGAAGTAACTGTATCCACTACAAAGAAACAACAATTAACTTACCATCACAGATTATATAATGAAGAAAATGAAGAACAAGGATTGTTAATTAAAGCACATGATTTAACACCATTACAACATGTCAAAGCAGTTTCTATCTTTGCGCCGTATATTGATAGTGCTATAAGTAAAACGGTCAATATGCCCAATGAATCAACTGTCGATGATGTAAAAAAAATATATGAATATTGTTTTGATAATGGTATTAAAGGAGTTACTATCTATAGAGATGGTTCACGTAGTGAACAACCAATTAAAAAAGTAGAGCAAAATAAACAGAACAATAATAATATTAATGTGAGTAAGGTTAAGACTAGACCTAAGTTTATGCATGGTGTTACTACTAAGTGTGAGTCGCCGTACGGTTCTATTTATATAACAGCTAATTTTGATGATGATGGTAAAATGTTTGAAACCTTTATTTCTGCTGGTAAATCTGGAAGTGTTTCAAAATCGATAACTGAAGCTTTGAGTAGAGTTATAAGTTTAGCACTACGATCTGGAGTAGATATTAAGGATTTAATAGATACAATGAGTAATATATCTGGTTCTGAAATATGGGTATATGATTCTTTAGATGGCACAGAGATTATCGTCAAGAGTATTCCTGATGCCGCCAGTAAAATGCTTCGAGATTTGAATAATTATTATAAGTTATTAATTAGTGGTAAGAATAAGGATATTATTCAAGATAGTCAAGAAAAAATTGAATTAATACCAGAGAAATTTGGACACTATAGGAACTGGTGTCCTGAATGTAATGTGCAAATGATTCAAGCATCAGGTTGTTCAGTGTGCCCGAGTTGTGGTTATTCAGATTGTAAATAGAAGGAGGAGATTAATTATGGGTGATAGATCTAGAAGGATTACAGAGTTAGTAAAGAGAGTAGAAGCATTAGAAACTCAACTGGAAGAAGTTGAGTTGTCATTGTTCCAAGCAGTTGTAAAGTTAGAAGCTTTAGCTAAGTTTGTCACTGAGAAGGAATATATCAGCTATGATGAGTTAGAAGATTATATGCAACAAGTACTTGAATACTATCAACAACGCGCTTCTGATGAAATCAAAGATAGCAATGATAATGAATCAAATAGTGGTGGAAAATTAAATATAGAAGTTGTTAAAGAACCAGATTATAGCATTCACGCAGAATAAACGATATATTAACTATTTACTTTTTCGCCAGATGTGATATAATTTATATATTACTAGTTCCAATCATGTGATTAGGAGTTGACCGGAAATAATATGGTTGATAAAAATAAAAAGATTCGAAAGATTAATTTTCTACCCACAAAAATAAAGTATAATAGTTCGAGTAAATGTATAGATATGTATTATAGGACAAGAGGAGTAAATAGACTTAATCATGTTTCAATTCCATTTGATCACTATATATACATGTCTACTAGATATCATAAATATGGAATTAATGATATCGTCTATAAACATCTGAATACTGGCGAAGAGTTAGTAAAAGTATACATTAATCCTAGAGATGCATATAATTTATATAAAACATCTAATTTATTACATGGAGAAGCAGATGTTTCTCCAGAACAACGCTTCGTTTGTGATTCATTTTATAATGTTGAGTTTCCATCGACTATACAACCGCGAGTTTTTTATTTAGATATTGAGACTTATACTACAGACGGTAATTTACCTAGTTTTCAAAACAATTTAGCAGATATAAATGCTATTACAATATATGATAATTATACAAATAAATTTTATTCATGGTTTTTATTAAATAAAGATAGTGTTAAGAAATCTAAAACTGTACAAAATGATATAGAAAAAGAAGTAAGAGAATATGGTGAAGTAGTACTCTATTTATTTGATAATCCTAAATCATTATTAATTTCATTTATTCAATTTGTTAAACAAAATTGTCCTGATATTATAACAGCTTGGAATTCCAAGTTTGATATTCCATATATATGTAGAAAAATAATTGATTATGTAGGTTTGAATGGGCTTGAATCTCTAAGCCCGTTTAACTACGTGAGCTCAAAGATTAAGTACGCTTTAGAGAATGATCAAGATTTAAATTTAGACAATATTATTCCAGGTATAGATGTAATAGATATGTTAACGTTGTATAAAAAATATGCTGATACTGAAAAACCATCATATGCACTTAAATTTATTGCTGAAGAAGAATTAGGAGAATCGAAGTTAATCAATGGTGCTGATGATGAAGAATATATTGATCCGTCTGAGTTATATTTAAACAATTTTGTTAAATTTTGTAAATACAATATTCAAGACGTACGATTATTAGTAATGTTAGAAGATAAATTGAAGATTATAAATTTAGCTATCACAATAAGAAATATTTCAAAAGTCAATTTTCAAGATATATTTTATGAAACAAGAATAATTGATTATATGTTATTGATGGAAGCTGTTAGACGCAGAGAGGAAGAAGGTTGGAATTACGTTCTTCCCTCAAAACCACAATTTATTCCTAAGAGCAAATATTTAGGTGCTTATGTTAAACCACCGATAAAAGGATTATTTAAGTGGGTATCTGATTTGGATTTTAAGTCACTATATCCATCGATCGTTAAAACTTTTCTTATGTCAACAGAGACATTGGTTGGCAAAATAGATTGTTATCAACAAATGGTTGCTTATACAATTGCTAAAGCTTTAAATATTAATGATTTAAAATATATTAAAGATGAATTATTACCAAAATATTTACAATATGATGTTAGATTATTAAAAGATATTGAAAATGAAAATAATATAGATTTACAATTAATTGGAAAAAAATATATAGATATGGAAGTTGAATATTATGATTTATACAGAAATAAAAACTTTCCAGATAAGTTTGAGAATTTAAAAGATCTTAAGAAGTGGTTAAAAGATAATAATTTTTGTATATTACCAAATGGATTAATAATCGATCAAAATAAAGATGATGCAATTATTGCTAAGATTATTAGCGATATTATGGAGTCGAGAGATAAATATAAAAAACTTATGTTTATTAACTTAGAGAAAGGTAATGAGAATCTATATAATATATATAATGTATATCAAACAGCTGTTAAGATTATTAATAACTCGGTCTATGGTGCAACAGCTAATGAAGGTTTTAGATTGTATAATTTAGATATATCAGAAGGAATTACTACAACAGGACAATTATTAATAAGAACATGTTCTTATTTATTAAATAAATTTTTAAATAATAAAGTTCAAGCTGAACAAGAAAAAGATTATGTTATAACAAATGATACTGATTCGATTATATTTACTTTAGAAGATATTGTAAATTATAGTCCAACTGAAAGAGATCCAGAGATATTAAAAGAAATCTCAAATATATCAAAAGAATGTCAAGATTATATCAATGAATCGATATATTGGATATGTCGTGATATTTTTTATAAGTATAAGGTAAATAAATCTAATAACTTTTTAACTATAAAAAATGAATGGTTAGCTGATACTGGAATATTTGTAGCAAAAAAAGCATATGCAATACATATTATATACAATGAAGGAGTACCTGTAGATAAGTTAAAATCAGTTGGTATATCTCTACGAAGATCAAGTACTCCAAAGGCGTTAAAGCCATTCTTAGAAAATGTATTATTAAATATATTAAGATTGAAAAATAAAGAAAGTATAGATGCTTTAATTGTACAAGAGTGTGAAAGATTGAAGAATGAATATCAACTTCAAGATATGGCTCTCCCTATATCAGTAAATAATATTGATTCATATGTTAAAAATCTTCCTGTACATATAAGAGGAGCTAGAGTATGGAATGATTACTTTGCTGAAAAAGACACTGATAAGATTAAAACTGGTAAAGTGAAATATATATATGTAAAGCGTTGGGAGAATAATGAATTGAATTTAAAGAAAGAATATGTAATATCTGTACCGGACGGAAATCATTATTGGCAATCAATTGATGGAAAGTTTGTTGTCGATTATGATAAAATGAAGGAGAGATTAATTATTAAACCAGTAGAATCATTTTATAACGCATTAGGTTGGCAATTGCCATTTGAAGCGACCGCCAAAAATAGCGGTGTATTTAATAAGATTACAACTAAAAATAAATCTAATAGAGTGAAATTTTTAAATTTAAATTAGAGGAGATAAAATAATGACACAGAAATATATTATTCATGAAAACTGCGATTTATATACGTCCCATGGTAATATTCAAACATACATGATATATGATAGTTTTAAAAAAGGATTACTTGGACCAGACTTCAAAGTAGCCGGTTTTAAACCCAACGGTGAAGAGACATCAAATATTCTTGATATGCAAGAAATAGATGCTGCTGTTGGTGTATTAATCAGAGTATCTGGGATGGGACTTCAAGACCACAACATTGTAGTTTATCCAGGTCAAAAAATAATGACTCCAGACGGTAGAGCTGTGGATGTTGAAGATTTCTCACCTAATAATTATGCTGTTACTATAAATGGTTTTTTAACAGTTGACTACGTAGCCAATTTAAATGATGATGATTTACAAAAGTTTTATATTATTGAATTAAACGATAACATGAAGACTCTATTTGTAAGTAATATTATCCTGTTTTCTATGGAGGAAAGTAAGAAAGTAAACCCTTTTTTAGACTGTACTCAGCAATAGCTGAAGTACTTAAAAAAACCAAAAGGTGGTTACGTATGTCATATATAGGAATGAGTAATTATACTAGATCTAAAGGTAAACAAATATCACCTCATTTTACGATCGATGAGTTCAGATGTAAACATTGTGGCGAAGTTCTTTTAAATAAAGAACTACCAAATAAACTTGAGGAATTAAGAACATATCTGGGTGATAAACCAATTAATATAATAAGTGCATACAGATGTTTATCAAGTAATTATTCTATTGGGTCATCAAATTCGAGTTTACATACAAATGGAAATGCAGTTGATTTTGTGCTTGATGGTGAGTCAAATGCCATCGAAGTATTGTTAAAAGTAAAAAATATTTTTAATCGTGCTGGTCTTTGTCAATCTAAATATGGTGAAAATTCTTTTTATATTCATGTTGAAATCGGAACACCAATGTGTTATTGGCTCTCGTATTATGATAAATATAAAAAGAAAAAAGTTTATGTTTACTTTAAGAATATAGATCATTTATTAGCAGCTATACGAAAAGATACACAAATTGATTGGTTTAATGCGGTGATATAAATTGGCTGAAATAAATTTTAATGAGATCTTCCATCAATTAGAAGATAAACCGTTATTAAGAGAGTATGTTAATGAAATAATAGAGCTCTATGGTATACCTTGTAGGCTTTACAGATGGGAAGGAATTCAAACTGCTCTAGATCCATTATATCAAGATTCTCCTACTGTATATCATAAAGATGATGACTTATATCATGTTATAAATACTCATGTATATGTTGATTATAACAGATTTAATGAAGTACTCAGAGCTTATGGGCATGGTATTGAACCAGAAACAACGATATATGGAGTCATGAAGTTTGATGATCATCCTAACGAAGATGATATCGTTGAACTTAAACTTCCTTATGACGACAGATTTTACAAATTCCAACTTGGTAGTACAGATGTCCACCGTGATATTTGCTACAGTGTTGTACTTAATATCTACCATCAAGATAGAGAGGAGTCTGGTATACGTTGAATTATGATCGATTAATTGCAGCATTAAAATTTAAACAACAGAGAAATTCAACATATTTTATTGTAAAATCTGACTTTACAATTCAAGACCAAAATATAAAGATATATAAAGGTGGAATGTTATTATTTTCTGATATTCCAGCTGAAAACGATCAACATTTATTTATGCATATTATTTATAAAGTTAAACCATTAAGTAGTGATATATCAATAACTGCTGATGATGAAGGATTAATAAAGATGAAATATATTGATTTAGCCAACTTAATTATCGCTAAAAAAATAGAAGCGCGCTATACAGATGTAAATAATATAGATAGAGAAATATATGATATTATTAGTTAAGATTAAGGAGGATTAATGGATGATGAGAGTGGAATTGTTATATTATACGCCGATTGAAGTGGCGTTGAAAGCGGG